GATGCTAAAATAGTGTTAAGTAAAATGAGAGATGAAGAACCACATTGGTGGCTTATTCAAGGCAAAACGAAAGGAGACGTTTACAAAATAGAAAAGGTTAAAAACGACACAATGCGGATGTATAACGTATACCCTGCATGGATCAGATACATTCTACAATCGGTTATACAACCATTGGAGGAAAAGTGTCTTAATATCATCACTGGTGATAGTGATATTGAACATCACATTGCTCGAGTTGGTAGTAAAGTATCATTCTCGAAGAATGGTGCAATGGAATTCATTTGTAAAATGGACTCTCATTTGGCAAAGTATGGTTACGCTGTCAGTAATAACGGTGATGATTCTTATTTGGCACTACGCTTCTCTAGTAAAAATCATGTAGATGGTCTTTTAGTCTGCATGTCGTTAGATATGACCAGTTTTGATATGACTCAACATCATATTATGACTGACCCGATAAACCGTAAAATTTTTGAAAGGCTGGAGTATATTAATCTGGCTGCGGCGTATTTCTATCGTTTCGTCAAAACCGAATATAGACTGTTTTGTCCAGCATCAATTGGTACCATCAAAATAAGAAATGGTGGTCCCAGTGGTGTTCCTGGTCAAACATTGGTCAATTCGGCTTTGATGTCAATCTTTCTGCAAAGAATAATTAGTAAATGGAAGCAGAATGTCTGCGATGAGTGGGGTACCAATTACGAAAGTGAAATTAGAAACGTGATTAATACATGGATAAATGATGTTATGACATCTATGGGTCTTCAGGCTAGAATTGAGGAATTTGTTGTCACTAATTACAGTGATCAATACTCAGTTATGCATGAAGGTCATACCGATTATGAAAGCGATCTGGCCGCAACCCATGTTGTCAAAGGGATCAAGAATTCATTATGTATTTATCCGTTTTTATACCTCGGTTATCGTTTCCATGTTGACAAGCGTGGTGCTGTTGTTGTTTATCAAGACATACCACGATCTTTATGCAACATGCTTTATCCATCTAAGACATGGATAAAAGCGAAGGACGAATTTGATCTCTACAACATTCAGCGGGTGTTAGGTTCAATAATGGGACTTGGTAGTTATCCTACCAGTTCCGTTATTGGCAACATCGAGCTATATAGTCAGGAAAAATCCATTAATAACAGCATACAAGCCTTGAGCGTGTTGCCTGTTAAAATTGGATTTATTTCTGATATTAATGTTATTAGATATTCTGATTTTATTCCGGTTAAAGATATTATGCTCCATATTATAGAACGAACTTTGCACCGTAATTATAGTAGTCTTATGGACAAAACTATTCCGGCAAATATGCTGGATGGTGTGAATCCATTCGCTGATATAGAAATTCCGGACACCATACGTAAACAGCTGGTGTCCGCGAGGAAAGACATATTTTATCCATTTGAAGGGAGTGTAGAACTGATGTGGGGTTTGAACGATTCAAATTTCACACAAATCAGAACAAATAGACTGCTTGCGGATGTTGCCTCGGATTTTAATCTGAGGAAGACTAGCAACAGCAAATCCATAATCATCAACGAATACAACATTGATGATGAAGGTTTTGTTGAGCCTATTGAGAATCTCGTTAGAAGGGAAGTTGTTCTAACTAGAACCCCAACAATTAAGAGAGGCTGGGTAGATAAGCGTATAGCATATGCTAAGCAACCACCTTTGATTAACGATAGGGTTCATTCACTTAAGCATATAGCTGCCGATAAGGTTCGTTATACTAAAATACC